TGGTGTTAAGGATGAGGAGCCCATCACTCACACATGGATAAAAACAAACATGGAAAATGTGGTGCGATATTTTTACCTCATTCTCAAGGATGCAGAAAAATATGAGGAAGCAAAGAAATTTACATTGGCACCAATCTGCAGCATCAGAAGTCATTTTGTGACAATAGACAGTTCTGTGTTGTTCTATCTACTTGGTGGTAAAAAAGTGACAAAGTGCGACCTGAAGGAATTCGTAGAAAATGCACACACACATTTTTCCCGCATATTCAAAATAGAAAAACGAAATGACAGAGCGTGTTTTAACAACATGGTACAGACGGATGGTGTGTCTGTATGTTTTCATTATTTGGTTCCAAAATCCGTCGAAGAAATCGACTCCAAAAAGAAGGAGAACAAAATCAAGGCGAAAACAGTAAAAACCTTTAAAACAGGAACTGTGGACAGAAGAAATGACAGAATTGTCGCGGTGGACCCTGGAAGAGTGAACATCGTTTATGCGGTAGAGAAATTACCGAGCGACAACACAATGGCATACAAACTAACACGCGGAGAATATTATGCCTCATCTGGTGTAAATAAATTAAACGCAAAAACAAAAGTGTGGAACAGAAAAATCAAGAATGAGGAAGAAAAGTATGCTGAAGTAAGTCTAAAAACTACAAACGCGGATGACTGGGGTAAATTTCTCACAAACTACGAGGTGGTGTATGACACCCTGTGGAATGCAAAGACACAGAAAAAGATTGGAAGAGAACGTTTTCGGGTTTATTGCCTCAAACAGAAAACAATGGACAGGTTTATGCAAAAAATTAAGAATGGTGATGGTAAAATCAAAGGCAAAAACATCGGAATCAATACCGTTGATGCGAGAAAAAAGGTCGGTGTGGCATTTGGTGCCGCAAAATTTAATCCGTCAGGAAGATCGGAACTTTCTGTTCCGACCACAAGTGTCACCAAGAAATTCTCTCAGAAATTTTCTCTTGAATTTGTGGATGAATTTAATACGACAAAGAAATGTAATGGCTGTGGTTGTTCTCTTGTTCCTCTGTATAAACAAAGCAGGAGGGAGGTGAGAGGGGTGCGTCAGTGCCGTTCCACTGGATGCAGTCGTTTCATCAGTAGAGATCACAACGCAGCATTGAACATTCTTCTGTGCTTTGTTAGCACAGACAGGCCCATACAAATGCAACGGAATGCGGGGACATTTACGGTTGGCAAGAGCATGGCGGAGATGCTTACAGATTGCACCAAATGACAATGCAATGATTTAAAAGAAGATCTGCATTGTATATTTGATGCAATTCATGACATATGTCAAATGTTATGGACGCAATAGTCTGACCGAATACAATAGGGCTCGGGATGACATATTGTCGCGATTTGACGAGGAGACACTTAGAACGTTAAACACCAACAAAATAACGGAAATTTGTCGTGGCAGCAAAAATGGTGTTATCAGAGTGTCATACCTGAGAGCTTTAAAAATAATGGGAATTAATTGTACTGAGACAGAAAAGTCTTACAACGAATATCAGAAATTTTACGACAAACACACAAAAATGTTTAACGCCTCAAATGTGTCCAAATGTTACACCAACTACTATTTGCCAATTGTGGCGAAATTTGGTGAGACATCATTCGAGCGCGATGAAATTTCTCCATTGCGTTTCACCGAATGGTACAGAAATTCCAGAAATGTGTGCAAAAAATCAGGAGTCATTCGCAATGTCCTAAAGTTGTTAAACGCGACAGAAAATTTTCTGTCGCAACTAAGTGGGGTGGTTTGTGATGACGATGACATAGGCAAACACCTCCATTTGTATAGAGAAAACAAGGACAACCATCACATTGAGGCGAGAATGTTTGCCTATTACTACAAACAGCTGAACGAGTTGTCACACAATGATATACCAAACATCGCGCTTGACGACGCTATGAAATTTTGCAATGTCTCAACCAAACACACAACCGGCTATGTGAAATCGAAAGTCGATGTTCTGAGATTTTTTGGATGCAAATGTATCGATGATGTCATTCTGTCAGAGGGAGAAAAAATACGTGTGTGTGAGGCTTATAAAAGTTGCACCTTCTTGAATGGATTTGCCCACATAAAACTTCGCGATTTTTCTGTGGTGGACAAATGTCTCGGAAAAATAGAAAACGCCCTCACTGACGACATCCACTCGGTTGTTGAAAAAATTAGTTCCCTTCACAATGATGGTTTGGCATACAACATCCTTAGGCGATATTTTGAGGTACATGATCCAACAAAGTTGCCATCGTTTGAATCCACCTCAACACACACGATGAGACAAATTCGTCGTGCTGATCAGTTCAAACTTACATCAGAATGGAGGCGAAATCTTCTCAATAACATCGCGGACTATTATAGGTATAAAATTACACAAACTTCCGCTTATCCGCGTGAATACCTGTGTAATATAGAATACAAATGTTGCGTCATTTTGGAGCACATAGAAAAATTTGCACGGACCGTTTACAAAATTCCGCTCGAAAATGACGCAATTAGGTGGTTTCTCTTTAATTGCTCAGGAGAGGATGTCAAGAACGCGATAATAGACTACGGAAGGGGATTGGAGGTGAACCATGAGCGTGTTAAAAACACACACGAGGACCATCACGCGAAAAGATCCATCGTTTTTGCTCTTGGAATGTTTAAAACGGATGCCATGAAAACACTTCTTCAGCCTAAAACTTATACCGAAATTGAAGCTTTGGGAACCGCTTCAATACTAAACCATGTGGAAAATTTGAGAATTATAGGAGAATCGAAACGCCGCGTCTATTTGGACGAGGAAATTGCGTCAATGCTCGATGTCGTTCAGGATGACCCATTATATGCGCTCATTGTTACTATTTTGCGAGAAATAGGACTTCGTGCTGGTGCTGTGTGCAACATGCGATATGGGAATATTGTGGATCAACATGGGACACCGCGCCACATATGTCGTGTTCTCGAGAAGGGAAATAAAATACGTGAATTTGTCACGGGACCAAACCTCAAGAAAAAAATAGTAACCTATGTCGCGACACTTGAAAAGTTTCAACCAATAGAACAAAATACATACCTGTTTAACGTTAAAAAAAATAAACCACTTCCTGCCACCACTCTTTCAAACAAGTTAAAACGTGTGGCGTTGAGCGCTGGTGTCACTGATGTGGTTGTGCATCCTCACGTGTTTAGGCACACCATAGTGGGAAAATTGATGGATGCCGGAAACTCTGCCGAAATAGTGTCAAAATTCATGGGCCATGCAAATGTCGACACGACCCTCAAATGGTATTGGTTAAAAAACATAGAGGACATCACGAGAAGTATAAACAACCCCTTCATCAATGGCAAGGCTAACCCAACGGAATTTCGCGAGGAAATAGAGGAAGAATTGGAACATTCGCGTGTAAAGGTGGAAACATGCTTGCGTATTATACACGCAACATATGAAATGTTAGAGGAGGCCCTCACGGCTGACAAAACAGTGGCGGAATTGAGAGACACTCTGCACACACGTATGCCAATGCTCCAAAATACTCTCAACAAAATCGCGAGCAGTGTTGGGGAAACCGAAGTCGCTCAAAAATCTTATATAGATGAAGCCATTGATATGGAAAGTGTTTAAAACGGGGCATTTAGGTTCAATTTTCATACCGAGATATGAAAATTATTTTTCTTTAATTTCGAAATTTGAAATTGTTGCCAAATTTTTCAGGCGCCTTTTTCTCTCATTTTCAGTCACACCCCTTTTGTCGTCTCTCTGGTTCATCAGGAAATCGGGAATTTTTTTCTCGGGTTTTGCTTTACTCAGCCACGGTATGTTTGCTCTGTTTGCAACCTCAACTGCGCTCTCTTTGAGATAAAAAGATTCCGTTGTGAGACTGTTGCTGTGTCCTATCAATTTGGAAATAATATCAATGGAATTTCCACTCTCGAGCAACATGTGTGCATACGTGTGGCGAAGTGCATGTGGATGCAGATGACTTCCTGATAAACCAACGCGATCACATAATCTCTTAAAAATCGCTCTGATCGTGCAGCGCGATACATATGGCATTGACCCACATTTGCTTGAAAAAAGATATGGTGATGTTGTGTGTCTTTCCTTTATAATCCATTCTTTCACAAGTTCGCGCACACGGTCATTCATGACAAATGTAAACCATTTGTTTCCCTTCTCCAATGTGCGTCCGCATGTTTTGACCTCAACTCCCTTGTCATTTACATCAGCAACATGCTCAAGGCGAATGTTGACTAAACCACCAACGCGCATTCCAGTCGTAAGAAGCATAAGAAATATCAACTCATCACGAAGGTTCTTTTTAGCCTCTCCATAAAGAGTTTCTAATTCAGCTACACTGATGCGATGTGTGTCCCTTGTCTCAGAAAACACACTTTCCGCATCAATAGTTCTTCTGGCAGCTCTTGAAAACAACGTCTGATCGCTTATATTTGCCTTGACGATGTGTAGGCAAAAAATTTTGAGCCACAATTTTTTCTTGTTGTTTGTGTCGCATATATTTGTGATACATTCCGCATCTAATCTTTCCTCAACCGCAGTGCGCGAAATGTCGTCATCCCACTTTGACAGATCCTCCAGACCAAAAACCGGTAAAAGTGAGGTGAAAAAATAGAGCATGTTTTTTATACTGATGGGTGATTTGTTTTTCGTGGTCTCCTTTATGATGTCGATCCATTTCAGCATCAGAATTCTCTCCGGAGAATTAGTATCCAGATGTTTGTAGGCAGACGGAAGTATGTGAAATGGGTGAGAAATTGGGTAGACGGTCGGAAACACCACAGAAATCCTGTTAATAAAAAATGGATCAATGGAGGTACACTTCAAAATTCCCTTCAGAATGCTAAATATAGCCAAATTTGTCTTATTCGCCCATTTCATATCCCTGACAATTTCTCTTGTATGTTTTGAAAAAATATCGCTCTCACTGATGAGGGTGCTTCTCGTGATGAGGGTACTGAAGGATGTCGATTTATACATGCGAAATAATACATGTTTCAAAAGGTCAAAAGCCATGTTTATCTGACCCAATTGTTTTCCGGCACTCATCATTTCTGATGACGCATATTTTCTCAGAGAAACCATGTCTTCCGTTTCCGGAATATATGGAATGTTTGGTGCCACGTTATCCTCATATTGTGTTTCAATTTGTTTTTTCATGTTGTTTTACTATTTATACATTTAATTTAACTTTTAGATTAGTTTTTTAATTTATTTGATTAAAAATTTAACCTTGAATGTGTGAAATTTGGCGCAAAGGGTCAATTTGTTGGAGTTTCGCCACAACTTCGACACTGTCAGACCGAATTAACATACAATCAATGGGATTAATGAACATACAATTATCACCAACAAGACTCATTCTGTGTGATTGGGAGGGACGAGAATTAGACAAAAATGTTGTTGATGTCAACAAGGCAAACATTGACGCCATTGCTGTCGCCTCTTGTTTTGGAAACACCATTCTTGATGCGTGGAGATATTTGTACGTAATTGGTGCTCCAACCATACAATGTATGCCACACGATACAAAATTGGGTTTACTCTCTCAGTATCAAAAAGTGGGAGAATTCACATCCGTTTCAAATCTTCCCCTGTGTTATGCTGTTTCTGGTTCAGAGGGTGACATGTGTTCAGATTTTCAGGAAGATAATAAAACTGGAACTGAAAGCGGAACCCCAATGCGTTTCTATAAAACATACCATTTTTACCTCGTTCCGGGAACCAGTGTGAGTGGAGGGTCAGAGGAGAATATCAGGGCAAATATTTTTCACTGGGGTCCTGTATCAAGCGCGATGAGAGTGTATCCAAATTTTTACACATTTGACGCAAAAACACAGATTTATGATTGGGACAATCAGGGAGAACAATCTGGAGGACATGCATGTTGTCTCACAGGCACCGCTATTTTGACAGACAATGGTTTCGCAAACATTGAGGACATAAAAATTAACGACAATGTTATGACGAGTAAGGGTCTCAGAATGGTTGATGGGACATTGACAAGAAAGGTCAATGAGAAAATATTTGTGATACAAAATTTTCTTTCGTCAAAACCACTGTGTGTCACTGGAAATCATCCCATAATGACAATGTGTGATGACGGTAAATTTAACAATTTCGAATGGACAGATGCGCGAAATTTAACCGATAGTCATTGCCTTATCTCGCGCGTCGATGAAACAATCACGTGCACAGACATTAACAGTGCACATGCTGAAATTTTCGGTTATTACTTGGGTTTTAAACCATGCAAAATTTTTGTTGAGAGAAAATTGGCAGACAGTGTACATTTTGATTTTACGTCTGATAACCACTCTCTCGATGTTTTCAGGGATCTGATGGATCGTCTGAATGACACATCAGATTTCGGATTCTTTCTGATGGTCAAAAATGGTTGTAAAAAATTCATTATATCGGCCGATACATTTGTCGAAAAAATACTGACACATTGTGGGGACCCAGAGGAAAAAATATTGTCAAGAGAGATATTGTGTATGAAACATGAAAATCAACTTTTGTTACTAAAAGCATGGCACAAAATCGCGGGATTTGGCGAATGGCTCACGTCATCAGGAATATATGTATGTGGTAAAAAAATGATCGACTCTCTACTTTTTATACTGAGGAGGAACAAAATTAAATACAGGGTCGAACTTCCTGATGAACTTGGTCCTTACATTTTGTATTTTGGAGAAGAAAATTCGACAATGGTTTACACGAATGGATATGTGTATAGCAAAATTTGTTCTGTAACACAGAGAGAATACATCGGCATGGTTCACAATCTGGAAATTCGCGATGTTAATGACTACCACGCTGAGAATGTGATTGTGCACAACTGCGAAATAACGGGATGGGGAGTAGAAAATGACACCCCATATTGGCAGATAAAAAATTCATGGGGAACACAATGGGGAGATCAGGGATACTTCAGAATGATACGAGGTAAAAATTGTTGCGGAATTGAGGACAATGTTGTAACTGGTATTCCCGATTTTTTCTATGGGGAAAATGTCACACTTGGCTTCGATCCTGATAAATCAAGTAATTTCGCCAAACAGAGAAAAGATCTGATGACAAAATTCGATTCCATTGGGGGAGGAATTGTCAGCGAGTCTGGATACACACGGAGGGTGATGTCGACATTCCCTTGGTTGGACATACGAAGTCCGATAAATCAGACTGATTTACCCAATTGGAAAGATTTTATCGCCGGAAAAAACGCGACATACAATGAGCGCCAAAAATATAGACAATTTCTAAAAATGAGAAACACAGAAATTATGGTGAGCAAAAAAGTTGTGAACATTTATGTCACAATTGTCGCCATATGCATAATTGTGATTGCAATTATTCTGATAAACAGACGGTGAGGAAAGTTTTTTTGAATGTCTTTAAAGCATTATTGCTTTAAAGACCGTCCTCAAAATAATTTATGGGTGGTTTATCAGAAAAAATGAACAATGCACTTGCACCAAATGTGACTCTACACGTCCATCCCTTTTTTTGGATCTCATCGACTATCACAACAATCATTTTTTTCATCATTTCGGTATCATTTTTCAACCTATTTCTGCACCAAACATCGATGTCAAAGTAATCACCTTCGTTGTTGTTCAGCATGTGTTCATAAATATCTCTCCTCAGATAACACAAATTTCTCTGAAAGGATAAATTTGCAAAATTGTGCCTATTTGTGACCAAAATATTGTCAGTAAATTCCTTCATCTGTTAATAAACCCGATAGGTTGTCTATAAATCTATTTATAGACGGCTCTTTTATGTTCTGCGTGCATGTCTGCAATTCTTCGGTCAAAGTTTTTTCGAGGAGGTGATTGAGAACATGATGACCGTTCTTCGCTGTCAGAAGAATTTTTGCTCTGATCTGATTCTGATTCGGAGTCTGATTCTGAGTCAGATTTCGCGTCCATAGTCGCTTGTAATTTCCTAAAATCCAATGGTTTTCTGCTAAAATCCGTGTAACGCATCAATGGTGCGTCCCTATTTCTTTCTGAAGATACACTCACCTGACCATGAAATTTTTGCGATAAATCGCGCCTAACTGGTGATTCATTTTGACGGTCGTGTTGTTTGTGTGGTGAGATATCGCGACGTTTTTCGCGAAATTGTGGTAAATCTTCCTGTTTACGTGGAGGAGAATAATCACGAGAACGCCTAAAACCATCGGATCCATGAAAATTACCAATGGTTCTGCTGTCTATTGCTCTTGATTTTTGTGACACTTCTTTCATGTCACGTAATCTTGGTGGAGAATTTCTCTCACGCATAATTTGTCGCGGTGGTGTGTTTTGAGGCGAACTGGTTTTACCTGTGCCCTTAAATGTCGTTTCGAGCAACTCAAGTATGGTTTGTGATTTTTTCTGTGTATCAGAAAGGATCTCCTCTTCCTCGTCGTGTTGCGCCTTACCACGACCCCTGCCCCTTCCTCTACCACGACCCCTACCACGACCTGTACCTTTACTCTCACAGGTATCATTTTGCGATTGTTTTTTGGATTTTGGTGCATATTTTTCTATCAAATTTAACAGGAGGGATTCATTACTGAGGGGAACCGTCCAGCCATTACCTCCCTTTAGTTTTTTGTTCCATCGACCACCTATGCGTTTCATTTCTTCTGAATATTTGTCCCTGTCTCCTTTGACGGCAAAGGAATGGTCGTTATATTTTTCGTAGGTAATACTTGTCATTTATTATCAGGCTCAACATCTTTCTAAATAGGTTTTTCTCAGCGATAATACAGTTTAAAGCTGTATTTCTTTCTTTTAAGAAAAATGAGGCTCAGATTGGTCAATTTCAGATGTTATGACGACAAAACTTTTGATTTGGGGGATGGAGGTCTGTCCCTTATTTCTGGTCCATCAGGTATTGGAAAAAGTACAATTTTTATGGCAATTTATTTCGCCCTATATGGAACGGGAACAAAAATTATTTCACATGGAAAAACAAACTGTACAGTTGAGTTAGAATTTGACGGAATGCGTATAATCAGAACAAAGAGGCCTAATCGTGTTGTCGTCAATGATACATATGAGGACGATGTTGCGCAAAATATAATTAACGCAAAATTTGGTGATTGTTTTAATGTGACCGGATATATCGCGCAAAATGCCATGGGATCATTTGTTCTGATGTCTCCTATAGAAAAACTTGAATTCTTGGAAAAATTCGCCTTCAAGGATGTAGATTTGGGCAAGATAAAGGGAAAATGCAAATCTGTCATACAAAAAAATCATGACACTCTGATTTCCACATCCTCTCAGTTAGAAATGGCACAAAAAATATTGGCTGAACAGAAAAAACCACAGGAGGTAAAATTTCCCCTAAAATATCCACGAAGTCTCTATGATAAGGCCACAAAGGATCAGGAAATTCGTTTTAAAAACGCGACAACTCATTTTAAGCGCTGCACAAGGCGTGTGAAGACATTGGGTCAGGAATTGAACGCGCTGAATGTACTTTCCGCATCAACACAGGTCAAATGTTACATTGTTCTTTTTCAGAAAGAAAAATTAACCAAATTGCAAAAAACAAGGGATGAAATTTGTACATGCAGCGAAAAAGAAATAGAGGACCATAAGGTGAAGCTAAAATCCCTCATTTCACACAGACGTCTTTCCTCAATGAAAAAATCCTATGCCGACGATATTGTGAAACTTGATGAAATGAAACGCAATGAGGTGAATAGGTTGACAATCGAGATTTCGCGCCTTGAGAAAGAATTGTGGGCTGAATTTACACCCGATGAACATAACCAGACTTTGTGTGAATCAGAGAAATTCGCTCTGGATCTTGAACTTCTCGAAAAATTGCGGACAGATATGAAGAAATATACAAATGTGTCACATGAAGATTTGGAAGAAAAACGGACACTGGTGGAAAAAAACCGTGCTGAATATGACAATCAGAGCAAAACAGTTGATGTGATAAAAATGCGTGGTGAGATTTACAAATGCCCATGTTGTCAGGCAAAATTACATCTCAGAGAAAAAAGTTTGTGTGTTTTTGACAATTTCATTGACACTGATGTGGATCTAAAAAGTGCGTTGAAATTGATGGAACTAAAAAGGGATGAGATACAGAAACTTGAACGGATTATTTCTGAAACAGAGATAAAATTACACAGGCATGACGAAATATCTCAATCCATCAATGAAATCATCGGCAAATATAAAAGTGTTGATGAGAATTTATCAGACGTAAAATCCGACATTAATTTTCTGCGTGAATATAGAAATACTCAGATTGGCAACGAAAAACGACTTTTAGCCTTACGTAGTGAGCTGGCAAACGAAAAATTCTCTGCGTCGTATATATCTTTCAAAAATGGTCTCATTGAAAGAGAGCGAGAATTGAACCTGCTAAGTATAGACGATAATGCAAACGTGACATACACAGAGGACGAACTCCGCGAAAAAATCGCGACAATGGAGGCGAATTTTAACAGACACAGAGAAATTTGCAGTGACATTTCGCGAATTGAGACAGAGATGTCAGACCACGAACATAGCATTGACAAAACACGTCAGGAATACATCACAAAATTTGAGAAAATTCGTGATGTGGCTGAGGTTGAACAGGAAATAAAACAGAAAGAGGCAGAATGTCAGGAACAGGAACAACTTGTGGAAAAATATCAGGATATGCTTGTCCAGATAAAAAGTTTTTTTGAGTATGAGGTGAAGCGAAAAACATATGAGGATTGGTTCAACAAGGTAACCGAACTAAGCGAAAAAGAACAAGAGGAACGAAAGCGATATGAGGCGTCACTCACCCTAAAGGAAAAAATTTTGGAGGCAGAAAGCAGGGCTATTTTGAACATTATAAATTCCATCAATGCTCACACACAGATTTATCTTGATTGTTTTTTTCCAGACAACCCGATATTAATCACACTCATGCCCTTCAAGGAGACAAAAAAGAGTGTCAAACCACAAATAAACCTTTCCATAGACTACAAGGACATGGAATCCTGTGATATCACAACACTATCAGGAGGAGAAAGTGCGAGAGTAATTTTGGCCTTCACCTTGGCGATGGGTGAGATGTTTAACACACCTTTTCTGTTACTGGACGAGGCGACTTCCAGCCTTGATGAGGGATTGTCAAGTGTCGTTTTAGGAGGTATCAGGAAAAATTTTTCAGGAAAATTGGTTATCGCAATAGCGCATCAGGTTTCGACTGGCATTTTCGACAAAACGATATGTTTGTAGTACAATTTTTACTCTGATGAGTAAAAATTTTTGGTTGGATCTCATTGAAGCATCTTTGTGATATGTTTGCCAAGATGATACGCGAATCTACAGGCAACTGCGTTTCCTATCTGTGTGATCACATCTTTTTTTGAACCAACGATGACGTAGTCGTCAGAAAAACTCTGTATTCTTTTCAGCTCAAGTATAGTCAAACGGCGAATTTCTGTGTCGCTATACTTGACAAGAGCATCGTAACCGTCACGCCAAATTCTCGCAGGGATCGTGTATGACGGCTTTTCCGGATCAAGAAATTGCGCTCCAAAACCAACGCCATTTTCTTTCGATCTCTGTTTCTTTGCGATAATGCCATCAATGGCTCTCTGGCTTAGAAAATGAGATTTATCCACTTCCTCTCTGTTTAACAGAATGCTCTTCACAGGAATTCTGTCACAAACATTTTTTATGATTTTTTCTGGTTCAACAGGAGTTATGCCGAGATCTTTTCTTACACCAATTATGATGACACGTCGTCTATTTTGAGGAACTTCAAAATCACTCGCATATAATTTGCTCACATTGCATTTGTAGTTTTGCGTTAAAAGTTCCATCATGATGTCAATGACATTTTTTCCATCATTTGTCTTTTTTGACAGGATTCCGATCACGTTTTCTATCATGAACGCCTTTGGCGTAAAATAGTCCAAATATTTTACAAATTCCATAAATAGGTCATCGCGACAATCACCAATTTCTCGCTTACCAGAGATGCTGAATGACTGACATGGGGCGGAGCACATAATCACGTCAATTCTTCTGTTCTTATTATATTTTTCGTCAAACAGAAATGGCGAGAACTTTGTCAAGTCCTCACAATATGCCGTGTGTTCAAAGTTGCTGTTATAACTTTTGACGGCCGTCTCCCATATGTCTATTCCAGCTGTGACATTTAGCCCTGCATCAACTAATCCTCTGCTTGTGCCACCACAACCGCAAAATAAATCTAAGACGTTCAATTTGTCAGAAAAAATTTCGGAACATTCAACGCTGCTGATATTTTTTATCGCAACACATGGTGTTTTTCGAGAAGAATGACGTTTGAGAGAATATTTTGTGGTAAAATTCTTGCCACACAATTCAGCTTCTTTAATTCACACCAAAAAGGTATGAATTGCATCAAATATACAATGCAGATCTTCTCCTAAATCATTGCATTACCATTGGTGCAAGCTGTAAGCATCTCCGCCATGCTCTTGCCAACCGTAAATGTCCCCACATTCCGTTGCATTTGTATGGGCCTGTCTGTGCTAACAAAGCACAGAAGAATGTTTAATGCTGCGTTATGATCTCTGCTGATGAAACGACTGCATCCAGTGGAACGGCACTGACGCA